TCCGGCTCCTCTTTCGTTCGTCCTAGCGCCCGCCGGTCCCTTTCCCGGCGGGCGCGCCTATTTCCGCCACCCGATTCCCGAGCAAGATCGGGCGCTTGAAAGAAAGATCGAAAAAAGATCGGCGCGGGGGTTGCGCTTCTCCGGAGCCGATGCTAGTTTCACTGAGTCAGCAAGGGCGACGGCGAGAAAGAAAGCGAGATCACGATGACGAATACCAAGAATCGCTGCATGTACTGCAAGGGCGCTCGCGCGTCGTTCCTCGTTCCGGGGTTGGATGATACGTACGCGCACGTCGCCTGCTACAGGGCGGACGTGGCCGGAACCTACAACGACGCGGCGCCCCGGACACCCAAGGCGCGCAAGAACGCTCATGCTATGTGCGTCGCGAATCACGCAACCCGGCCCGACACCCGGAGCGCGGAGCGCCGCGCGGAGGATGACGCTCTAGAGGCCTGGCTGGCGGACTGATCCGTTTCACGTGAAGCATCCCGGAGCCTGCTACGCTCCGGGATGCCCGAAACCGAGATCGTCCGGATCGTGATCGCCGCGCTCGAGATCGTCTCCCGCGCGGCCCCTGGGTTCCTCGCCGCGTTCTCCGGAGCCGACTCCGACGAGAAGGCGCTCGATCGCGCGCGAGTTGCCCTCGAGGCCGTGCCGACCGATCCGGCGAAGCGCGGGGTCGAGCGCTGGCGGGCGGAGCTTCGCGGGGCGTGAGAGCCCGCGCGCGCCGGCGCGTCGAGGCGCACGCTCTAGCCGTCGCGGGGGCCCTACTCCCGCGCGTCAGTCTGTCGATCGCATGGACGACGCACCCTCTAGCGGGAGCGGAGGGCGAGGAGGTCCATGCCGTGGCCTTTTCGTGTGGCGAGCACGCCATCGTGGTCCTCGACGAGGATGTTTTCGAGCGCTCTAGCGCGGCGGAGCGCGAGGACACGATACGGCACGAGATCGCGCACCTGCTCGCGTGGCACCGGCACGGGCACGAGATCACCGATCACGGTCCGGAGTACCGCGCGGCGCGGCGCGATCTCGATCGCACGCTCGACTCCGACGACGACGGAGCGTGCTAGCGTCGTGGATGCCGCGTAGCCCCGTCGACCTCGAGGAACACGATCGCAAGCTCCGCGCCCTATCGGAAGACATCGCGCGCGTTGCGGCCGAGCGAGGGATCGACCCTGGCGCCCTCCGGCGCTCCGAGTATTACGATGCGATCGGAGCCGCTCCGAGCTACGCCCAACGCTTCTACGGACCGGCGCGGGAACTTGCGAGCGGAGGCCGGCGCGAGGCTCCGCCCGTCGACGCGATCCCGGACGGGCACGCAATCAAGGGCGTCTCGACCTACGTCGACGCCGCAGGCCAGGTCAAAGGCCAGTGGGTCAAGACGCGCCTGGTAGGCGAACCGATCGAGGATCAGATCGCGCGCATGACTGCGAAGCTCCCCGCGATCGTCCCGACGCGCTCCGGCTCGATTCCCCTCCCGGCGCTCGAGCGCGATCCCGATCTCCTCGCGGTGTACCCCCTCGGAGATCCACACGTGGGGATGCTCGCCTGGGGTCGCGAGTCGGGGGCCAACTTCGATCTCGAGATCGCGGAGCGGCTCCTCGTCGGAGCCGTGCGCGATCTCGTGCTCCGAGGTCCGCGCGCCTCCGGAGCCTTGATCGTCAATCTCGGTGACTTCTTCCATTTCGACAACGAGCACCAGCGCACCACGCACGGCGATCACTCGCTCGACGTCGACGGGCGGACGGCGCGCGTTCTCGAGATCGGGCTCCGGATCTTCGTCGCGATGATCGACGCGGCGCTAGAGCACCACGATCTCGTCGTCGTGGATTGCGTCGCCGGCAACCACGATCGATACACCGCGATCATGCTCGCGCTCGCGCTCCGACAGTACTACCGATCGGAGCCTCGCGTCGACGTCCCGATCGATCCGGCGTCTCGCCACTACTGGATCCACGGTCGTGTCCTGATCGGGACGACGCACGGAGACCGCGGGCGCGTTGAGGATCTCGGCGCGATCATGGCGGCGGAACGACCGGCGGAATGGGGCCATGCGAAACACAGGCACTGGCTTTGCGGGCACGTGCACCATAGCCAAGTCAAGGAGCTTCGTGGGGTGACGATCGAGACGTTCCGCACCCTCGCCGCGCGGGATTCGTGGCACGCCGCGCAAGGCTACACCGCGCAGCGCGATCTCAAGCGGATCGTCTATCATCGATCCTACGGGGAGATTGAGCGGGCGACCGCGGGGATCGACTATCTCGAGCGAGCCGCGCGCGTCGAGTGATCTCCGAGGACCGACAGAAGATCGCCGAGACGATCGTCGCGCTCGACAGAGAGCAGTCGCGGCGCGCCTTCTCCGCGTTCGCGCGCCTCGCCTGGCCTTACGTCGAGCCGTCTCCGTGTCGATGGTCGTGGCATATGGGCGCGATCTGTGAACACCTCGAGGCGGTCTCTCGAGGCCAGATCCGCGATCTCGTGATCGCCGTTCCCCCCGGACACTCCAAGTCGCTTCTCGTGACCCTGTGGAACGCGTGGGATTGGCTGGCGGTCGATCCGACGCGCCGCACGATCTCCGCGACCTACGCGCAGGATCTCTCCGAGAAGTCTGCGCGGATCCTCCGCGGGCTTCTCGAGACCGAATGGTGGCGCGCGCGCTGGCCCGCGCTGGCGCTTGATTCCGACGTTGAGGATCGGATCCGCATGTTTCGCGTCCGGTCGAAGGGCTGGCGCTTCTCGACGTCCGTGGGCGGGACCGTCACGGGCTATCACGCCGACATTCTCGTGGGGGACGATCTCGCGAAAGCGCAGGACGCGGACGGACGCGCGGCGCTCGATCCGATCGCGCTCGAGCGCGCCAATCGGTTTTGGTTCAGCACGCTACACACCCGCCGCGCGGACGCGCGCACCACGCGGCGCGTTCTCATCGGCCAGCGCTTGCACCACGACGACACCCCCGGGCGCGCGATCGAGGCGGGGTATACGGCCTTGATCCTTCCGGCGGAATTCTCGAGCCGCTCCGCGTGCGTCGTTCGCGAAACCGGATTCCGTGATCCGCGCACCGTTGACGGCGAGCTTTTGTGTCCGGACCGCTTCCCGGCGGAAGTGATCGAAGCCGATCGCGTCGCGCTCGGGCCCCAAGGGCACGCCGCGCAAAACAATCAGGATCCGACCCCGCCCGACGGGATGCTATTCAAGCGCGTCTTGGATCATCGATGGAAGCCCGATCCGTTGACGGGTGAACCTCCCGTCGGCGGGCGCACGATCATCACGTGCGACGCTACGTTCAAAGATACGAAGTCGAGCGACCTAGTCGCGATCCAGGCGTGGCGCGGGCCCGTCGCCGGCGCGTTCCTGCTCCTCGCTCGAGACACCCGCCGCATGTCTGCGAGCGAGACCGTCCGCGCCCTTTTCGCCATGGCGGCACGCTTCCCCGGCGCGGCGATCTATATCGAGGACAAGGCGAATGGCACGGCGATCGTCGACTTTTTCAAGGCGGAGCTTGTGGGCTTGACTCCGTGGGATCCGGGTCAAGCGTCAAAGTATTCGCGCGCCGAAGCGAAGGCGTACCTATTCGAAACCGGGCGCGCGCTCGTTCCGCCCGATTCCGTGGCGCCTTGGGTGGCAGACTACGCCGCGACGTTGCAGCGCTTTCCTCTGGCGAAACACGATGACGACGTCGACGCAACGACCATGGCCCTTCTGATCCTCGACTCGCGCTCCGCCCGATCCTACGCGGAGGCCGTCGCGAAAATGGCAGAGGACGCGCGCGGCGGAGCCTCGCGGGAGTAGGCTACACTTCCGCGCATGGCGCTTCGAGATCTGACAGCGTGGTTCAAGGATCAGCTCCGCGAGGACGGCTGGTTTTCGCTGGTGACGGGCCTCGGAGGTGCGCGCGATCGCTCGACGTCGGTACGCCCGATCTTCGTCGCGATCGACGATGTCACGATCGAGGCCCTTTACCTCGGAAACGGGCTCGCCGGAACCATCGTCGACGCGGTCCCGGACGACGCGATCGGAACCGGGATCGGCACCGGCTCGGAGGCGCTCGATCAAGCGCTCCGACGCACCGGCGCGATCGACCGCGCGGGCGAGGCCTGGCGCTGGGGCCGCGCGTACGGGCGAGGGGCCGTCTACATCGGCCTTTCGGACCGGCTCGGCCCCCAGTCGGCCCCGGTCGCCCTCGAGGCGATCCAGCCCGGGGATCTGACCTTCCTCGAGGCCGTCGACGGGATCGACTTGACCCCCTCGCGCTTCGAGGAATCGCGCGCGAGCGCGAGCTATGGGCGCCCCTCGCACTACTGGATCTCGGGCGCGCGCGTGGGTCAGGAGATCCACGCGAGCCGCTTCGTTTTCTTCGGTGGGGCCCTGACTCCCGCGCGAACGAAGATCAACCGCTCCGGAAAGGATCTCTCGGTCCTACAACGCCCTTACGACGCGCTCCGAGACGAAGGGTCAAGCAACGCGGCCGTGATCTCCGCGTTCCAAGATCTGAGTCAAGCGGTTTTTAAGATCAAGGATCTCGTCACGATGATCGCGAACGGCCAGGCGTCGATCATGCGCGATCGCATGGAGATCGTGGATCTCGCGCGGAGCGTCTCGCGCGCCGTGGTTCTCGACGCGGACGGCGAGTCATTCGAGCACGTCGGAGCGGCGAACCTTACGGGCGTCGACGCGCTACAGGGCCGGATCCTTCAACGTGTGGCGTCGTGGGCTGGAATGCCGGCAACGCGCCTTCTCGGGGTCTCGCCGGTCGGAATGAACGCCACGGGCGAGAGCGATCTCCGGATCTGGTACAAGCGGATCGAGGTCGAGCGCCAGCGCCACGAAGCGCAGATCGCGACCCTGATCCGGACCGTCGCGCGCGCGAACGCGATCGAATGGTCGGGGGAGATTAGGTGGCCTGCATTGTGGACCCCGACGCCGGCGGAGAAGGCCGCGCAGGAGTCGATCGAGGCGACGACGGACGCGGCTCGGATCGCGTCCGGAGTCATCGACGCGGCGGAGGCGCGCGAGATCCGGCTCGGAGGCGCGAGCTACCACGAGATCCTTGAGGCTGCGAAGATCGGAGCCCTCGAGGAAGACGACGGAGCCGATCCGGAGATCCTCCGCCCCGCTTCGGGCGAGACCTGGATTGACACCGGCGATCAGCACCGGCTACAGGTAACCGCCGTCGCGAACGGGCGGATCTTCTTTCTCGATCTCGACTCCGCGGATCCTGCCCGTCAGTACGCTTGGGCGGAGCCCTACTTCGTCGAGCGCGCGCGGCGCGTCGAGGTCCAGGCCCCGTGACGGCGAAGCCCTCGAGGCGCGCGGCCCTCGCGGCGCGCCGTGCCGCCCTCGCAAAGCGCGAGCGCGTCGCGAAGCGGCCCGCGGTACCTCTCGACGTCGCGGAGGCGTACGCGGGCGCCCTGCGAAGCTTGAACCGCGATCTAGCGGCGGAGGTCCGCGCCTTCGTCCGGCCCTGGCTCGACGCGCGGCGCGAGGAGCAACGCGCGGAGGCGCGCGAGGACGCGGCGGGGGATCTGGACTTCGGCCTTCTCCGGGTCCGGCTCGAGAAGATCGCGAAGGATCGAGCGCTCGATCTCGTTGACCGTTTCGGGCGCCGGATCAACCGTTGGAACGTCGAAGATCTCGCCGCGGTTCTCCGGATCGACATCGACGCGGAGCCCCCCGCAATCCTCCGGCTCCTCGAGGCTTGGCGCCGCGAAAACGTAGGCCTGATCACGTCGATCGCGAAGCGCCTACACGGGGACGTGCGCGACGTCGTCCGCGCCGGCGCGCGCGAGGGGACGCGCGTCGAGACGATCGCGGATCAGATCCGGGAGCGTTTCGACGTTTCGCAGTCGCGCGCGAATCTGATCGCGCGAGATCAGATCTTGAAAGGGAACGGGGATCTTACGGTCGCGCGCTGCTCCGAGGTCGGGATCACGCACTATCGGTGGAGCACGTCGCGAGACGAGCGCGTCCGCGGGAACCCTTCGGGGAAATGGCCGAAGGGTCTACACTACGCGCTCGACGGAAAGATCTTCGCGTTCGCGGATCCGCCGATCGTGAACCTCGAGGGCGACCGCGCGAACCCCGGGACCGACTACCAATGCCGGTGCGTGGCGATCCCGATCCTCGGAGACTAGCCGTCCACGTGCTACAGTCAAGCGGAATGGTCCTCCGGCTCGACCGATCTCCCCTCTCGAAAGCGACGCGCCTTGACTCCGGCGCGATCCGCGTTCCGGCGCGCTTGACGCGGACGGGCGTGTTCGCGTATCGACAGGCGGACGGATCGACGCGGCGCGAGTACCGGCCGGCGGACGAAGTATTCGCTCCGAGCGCCCTCGAGGCGCTCCGCGCCGCTCCCGTCACCGCGGAGCACCCTACCTCCGGCGCGCGGCGTGTGACGGCGGAAACGTGGTCCGGGGTCGCGATCGGGCATGTCGGCGACGACGTCCGCGCGAGCGAGGATCGGCGCTTCGTAGAAGCGAGCGTTGTGATCTCCGACGCCGGCGCGATCTCTCGCGTCGACTCCGGCGCGCTTCGTGAAGTCTCCGTTGGATACGACGTCGATCTGGAGATGACCTCGGGCGTTTCGCCCGAAGGCGAGCCGTACGACGCGATCCAGCGCCGGATCCGGCCGAACCACGTTGCGCTCGTCCC